ACCAAGAGATTCGATTATACCAGTAATCATCTTCAATGCATTACCTTCACCTGCAATCAATTCAAATACTTTAAATGCCGCAGCAAGTCCAGCAGCGAATATTGGAAGAGAAACAGACAAAACTACTACACCCGCTAATACCATTGGATTAGCAAATGCGGCGAGCCCGCTTGCTAGACCTTTTAGAAAACCGGAGATACCTTTTCCCATTGACTTCATACCTCTTCCCATAGCGCCAACAGGATTCATTACAGCCTTACCCATCTTAGAGAAAAATCCACCAGCTTTTGCTTCTTCTGCTTTTGAATCAGGAACTTTCTCTCCTGCTCCTCCTCCTCTCGCGGCTTCTGCAGCCGCTTCTCTTGCCGCAGCAGAATCATCTAATTGTAAATTAAGTATATTTGCTAGTATATTGGCAGTCTTTTCAAAACCAGAATCAATATCCATCGTTTGCATGCTAATGCTGGCTATGTTTTTTTCAATACTCTGTAAAAATCCTCCTGACTCAAGCGCCCAATTGTCACCTCCAGTATCATCTCCCAATTCACTTGTTGCACTTGCAATGTCTTTAGCTAGATTTCCACTTCCAACCGCTTCCTCTATATTTCCTAATTGTTCATCTTGATTTCCAGACATTTCCTGAATTGCTTCAGTTGAATCAAATACGGCATGCTTTATATGTTGAGTAACATCAGCTTGATATTCAGCGTTCTCTGCGTCAAGACTCTCGCGTTGTTCTTCTTTTCTAAACTCATTCATTGTTGCGCCGCGTAGAGCTGTAATTTCTTTTCCTCTTGCTATATCTCGTTTCTTTGCACCGCGTCTGTGAAAGAATGCAAATACCCCTCTAAGTTTACCAGACTTTACAACCTGCGCACCAGATCTTTTTTGGTTGGCAGATAGAGATTCTATTTCACTATTAAGATCTTCTAACTGTTCTACAACATCAGTTAAAGTTTTTCCAGTTGATGCAACTTCTGCCATTTTTATTATCCTCTAGTGTTTGGCGTTTTGAATTCTTATTCTATCGTTTTCTTCTTTAATCCAATTTTGCAATAAGATTATATATATTGCTCTTTCAAATGGTAACATATTATCAAGTTCAGTTAGACTCCAATGATGGTGCTGAATCATAGCGAAGTTTGTTTGATAATGGTTCGCCAAGGAATCGTGACTCAGCGCTATCCGAAAAAAGCGTCAATCCCCTGAATAATTAGGGATTTCGATTTTTCACATCTTGGACATTTCCAATCTATTTCATGGCTTAGTCTTGGCATCGATTCAAAAAAGTCTCTTATTTTAGTGAATTGTGCAGAACTAAGAGATTCAATAAAATCATTTAATTCTTTTTTAGTAGAATCTTTTGCTTTGAATATTTCTTCTCCATCCCAAATGTAATCAATACAATCTATAATCAATTTAAATACATTTTCTGATTTTATGTCTTCACCTTCATCAGCATATTTTTGTACAGTTTCAATTTGTGGAAATTTCAATTTCAGTCCAATATTTTCAGTAATGTTTACTTCTGAAGCTTTAATTTCTGAAGTATCCATAACAATATCATCAATATTAATTTCAACTACACAAATATCTCCTTCAGTTCCTTCTTCACAACATTTAAAGTCTACTGGTCTACGGGGGTTTATTGTTAAAACTTCCCCTACTGATCTTCCTCTAAGTTGAAGGAAAAAATATTCAATATCAAATGATGCAAGTGATTTAAGATCAACTTCTCCTTCTGTGCAAGAAGTGATAATATCTTGCATGGCCCTGGACATTGCTTTGTTATCCCCAGCTTCCATTGCCATTAATAATGTCTTTTCTTCTTTTACAAGAAAAGGTCTATATTTCACCTTTTGTCCTGTTGAAGGAATTTTCAATTCATAAGTGGGTGATGCCACTCTTGGTAATGCCATAATATTCTCCTATAATAATTATAAAATTTTTATTCTTGTGTCCACCAGCTATATCCAATATCTACTGTAAAATCTACCAGTTCCCCACTTTCCCAGCCTAGCTCTATAGCACCTATTGTTTTCGGCCAACATTCATGTAATGTTACTTTATGTGTGGGATTTGTTGCGTTTGCCTCTTCTTCACTATAAACTGAAATTGTAACGGTTCCTATAAATTTACTATAATATTGCATATTGTATGAAGAGTTACTTTGTATATGTTCATGCCAATCATACCAAAATTTTCTAGCCTTCCAATCATTTGTACCTAAGAAAACAATTGATACAGGTTCTTCTGTCACTTCATAAGGAACTTCTAATCCAAATTTACCGCCACTTCTGTAAGTGGTTGATCCGAAAGATCTAGCCGGAAATGTTACAGCTTTAACAAGAAATTCTATTGTTGAAGCCGGAACATCACTATTTAATGTTTCGGGTGGTATAATTTGAACCGTAAATCTATTTCTTTTTGCATAACTTCCTAGACCATCTAATTTGGCCATAAAATCAGTTATTGCAAAATCTGCGGGTCCTGTCGGTGCTGCTGCTGCCATTAAAACATTCCTTTACTATGTGTCCATACTTTCTTTTTACTTGCTTTTCTAAATCTTTCTACTGGTAGAAAAAGTGCAACTTCCCATTCATCTGCATTAACAAGTACATACTGAGATTTAACCTTACTTGAAAGATATCTGTGTACTGTCGGTTTTGCTCTTTTAATCTTGGTGAAACCTTTTAGCATATTATATGTCAATTTTAGTTTAGTTGTTTCATCGTACTTTTTATTATTTGCAAACATCTTAAGTTGATCCATTAATATAGCTCTATGTTTTGGTGCAAGATAATGAAAGTTCAACCCAAGAAATCCATCTGGATATTTTTCAATAGGAAAAACCAAAGGAAAGGTATCATACCAGGGAAGCTCATTTTTCCATTTAGGATCATAAGAATAGAAATACATTTTTCCTAGTACACTTTTAGACACCAAACTTTCTGAACGTTGAAGTATTGTCTTTGGCGTTTCATCAGAAAACTGACCCTTTGTTCTATTGACAATTGAGCGAAACCAGTTACCCGCCGCTTTTGCTTTAGCAGTTACTGAATTAGTCTTTATCGCGTCTTTTAATTTATCCAAATAGGATTCTTCTACTGTAGCCATATTACTATTTAGTTGTCAAAGTGTCCTCTGTTATTATTTGCCATTTCCAACCTTTGTGTTCACAGAACTCTTGAGCTGCCTTCCATTTAGCTTCATTGACTCCCCATGTTCTTACTTCTTTGAGGAACCTTCTCCTATGTTTGGGGTTAGGTTTAGGGGGTTTTGTTTGTTTCTTAGGTTTGATTTCAATTAAAGATTCACCTTGATCAGTTTTAACCCAAAAATCTGGATAATATCTGTGTACTCTATTGTCAATGGGTGAACGATAGGGTATAATAATCTCTTCACTTGACCATCGCAAGACTTCAGGTTGCCTATCTAGGTATTTCATAAAGGTTAATTCCCACCCAGAACGATAAATAATTTTAGTATAGTCACCCTTATATTTTTTGTAATTTTGAGGGCGAAATTTTCCTTTGTATGCCATATAAATATATAGATAGTTTAATAATACCAAGTCATAAGAACGGAGAACATGAACGACGCTCAAAGACAACATACACCGTCACCAACCGCACCTGCACAGGTACCAATACAATATCTTGAATACCCTTCTGATATTGGATATGAAGGAAAGAACGGGCAGATAGCTGGAGGTGGTACTGATAATTGGATATCCTTTGAAGCTTCTAGTTTTAAAACTCAAAAGCCAACGCTTGATATAGCATTATATATCCCTGGCGACGCCCTAAACACATCATATAAATCAGAATATGAATCAGTTGCATTAGGTGGACTTGGAGCAGGGGTGGATAAAGCCGCAAAAGCACTTCAAAACCCTGGCGCGGCGGCTGCAGGAATGAGTATTCAAAAATTGAAAGATGTTTTGGCTGCCACAACTTCTGCATCAACGAGTGAAGCTGGAAAAATAGGACTACTTAAAGCGGCAGAGAAAGCGAACGTTTTGATAGAAGGAACAAAAACTATAATGGAACGAGCACAAGGTGCTGTACTTAATCCTTATATTGTTGCCGCATATAAAGGTCCTTCTGATATGAGAACACATGATTTTACTTTTCAAATGTTACCACAAGATGTATCTCAATCTGAGGTTTGTGTACGAATTGTGAATGCGTTTAAAAAAGCCATGTTACCTTCTCATGGAGGAGGAGATGCTAAAACTTCACCTTCAATGTTGTTTGGATATCCTGATACATTTATGATTAATTATTATATTAATGGTAAGTCATTACCAGCCACCGGTTCAAATCCTATGTTTAATATAGGGAAATCAGTATTACTAGGTTGTGATTTAGATTTTACTACAGAGAGTGTGCCTCTATTTTTTGATAACACACAATTTCCAGTAAGTATATCAATGAAACTTTCGTTTATGGAACTAGAAGTGATGTATCGAGAACGAATAGATGGAGGAGCATAATACATGTCTGAATATTTTCAACACTATCCACAAATTAATTATGATATTACTGGGACAAAACCCAGAAAAACTAAGATTGCGATTAATATTATGGTTAAGGCAAAAATAAAAAGCATTCTTAAAAATGATATTATTAATTATTTTCCTTATTCAATACCAGAATCAGAGCGTCCCGATATAACTTCATTTAAGATATATGGTGATGTAAAATATACATGGTTAATTTTTTTAATTAACGGTATACATGATCCCATTTTTGATTGGCCATTGAATTCTAGAGAATTTGGAGCTTATGTTAAAAACAAATACGGAACTCTGGCAGCCGCAAAAAATGGGATACATCATTATGAAAAAATTGTTAGAACCAGAACAGAAGCAACAGGTACTAGTGAACCAATTCCAGAGGCTACGCTTGAGGTTGATATAACAACTTACGACGCTCTTGACGCTGCTGATCGAAATATTGTATATTGTTATGATTGGGAAATAATTAGAAATGACGCTAAACGAGATATTAGATTAATTGATAGAAAATATGTTTCAGACATTCTATCTGAACATTCGGAGAAACTTGACTGATGGGTGCACCTTCAACACAGCTGGACCGGAGGAAAGCGACCACAGGCGTTAATCCTCAGTCAGCTGATCATGGATCTAAAACGGATTTCTTAAAAAATCCAAAAGAAGGAAAGCTCCCCTCATTCCCTGGTGATTTTGAGCTTCAAAAACTTACTCTTACTTCTCCCAATAGAAAAGGAGAGGTTGATCTAAAGTCTGCTTGGTCAGATTTTAATATCTATGAAGATCTTTTTGGAAGTTATCTTACTGGAAATATACAGATAGTAGATGGTGTGGGATTGATGGAAAGTGTTCCTATTATTGGTGAAGAAACTATACACATTCAAGTAAAAACAAAAGGTATCGAAAGACAAAGAAATTCAACAGCAATCCCCGGCCCATTTGAAGGAAGTCTAAATGAAGGCCTGATTAATTTAAAATTTAGAGTAGTTAAAGTTCTTGATGTTATGAAACTTAATGAAGGAATAATAACTTATAAATTATCTTTCGTTTCTGAAGAGGCTATTTTAAATCTAAAACAAAAGGTTAGAAAATCCGCGCTTGATCCAGTTTCACTTGAACCACGAAAAATATCTGATATAGTAAAATCTCTTTATAGACAATTTTTTCAACGAGGTAGGCAGGGTAGAGCTAAACGTATTTTTGTTGAACCTACTATGAATCTTACAGATTTAATTATACCAAATCAAACACCATTCAAGGCTTTTAATTTCTTGGCATCAAGAGCAGTATCTGCTGGTAAACAGGCGGTTGGATCTAGTTTTGTTTTTTATGAAAGTATAAGAGGGTTCTTTTTTATTTCTATGGAAACTCTTATGACAGGCGGTGGTATGGGGTATAGTACAGTAGCAGGTGCACCGGGCTCGCCAACTGAATTAGTATATACCACACCAGAAGAACCAGTTAAAGAAGTGTACGTGGTACAGCCAAAACGAATGGGTGCAAAGAAAGATGAAGCTACAAATATTGCTATAGAAATGACGGCTGTTGATGCATATTCATTTTCTTCTAATTTTGATGTTCTTGAAAATTTATCAACAGGGATGTATGCAAATAGATTACTTACACATGATTTAGTTAGAATGAAATATGATACATTAGATTTTAATTTGTTAGATCCAACTTCTTTAGGAAAACAAAAAATTATTAATACAGCAACGGGTGGAGTTGAAACAACAGAGGCCCCTCAACAACCCAAAGATAAGAAAAACTTTAGCGATTCTTTTACTCATTTAGGAGCAGGAAAACTATCTACTGAAATGCAAGATGCGTTAGGTTCACCCGAATCGGTGATGAATTTTTATCCCTCTAATTTTGCACATGATGTTCGATTTAAAGAAGATCTAGGATCAAGAGGTGTAAAGGGAGAAGTAAAATCTAATCTAAACATTATTCCAAATAGAGTAGAACAATGGATGCAATCACGATTAGTACAAAGCCAGCAAGCTAATAATATTAAATTAAATATTAGAGCGCCGGGATTATCTACTAGGGCAGTAGGAGATTTAATAGAATTCAAATTACCTACAACATATCTTGAAGATAGGGATGGAATTACAGCATCGGATAGTCATACGTATTTAAGTGGTTATTATTTAATTACTAAATTGCGCCATCATTTCACTAAAGAAAAATATGATATCGAATTTGAGGCAATAAAAGATTCATTAAAAGTTCCTCCTGGAAAAGATAGATCAATACCGGAAGCTGATGATACAACAAATGTTAATAGACCAATTGCAACAGTCAATGCGACAACCGGCAGAACAGGCGCAAAATAAAATAGGATAATACTATGGCATACTTTATGGGAAAAGGGGGGTTCGTTTGGTGGCAAGGAGTTGTCGAAGACCGCCATGATCCGCTTTATCTTGGAAGATGTAAGATCAGAGTTTTGGGTTGGCATTCAGAAAACAAGAACGATCAACCAACTGCAGGATTACCGTGGGCATATCCTGTTGCACCGATTACTTCAGCAAGTCAAACAGGGGTTGGTTCTTCACCATTAGGTCCAGTTGAAGGTACATGGGTAATTGGTTTTTATCGTGATGGAGAAGACGGACAAGAACCAATGTTTTTTGGAACAATTGGTGGAATTCCAGAATTAGATGCAAAAGGAATTAATAATGATGGAACCGCTATAGGCGGTCAAGGGTTTCTTGATCCAAGATTAGAAGGTGGAGATGTCGGACATCCAATGTTTCCAGATGAGGGGGGAAAGAGAGATCTTTTCTATAATCCTCAAGCTGATTTGGTTCCTAGAGAACCAGCAACCATTATTCATAATGCAAATCCTGATCCTACTGAAGATGTACAAACTGTTGCAATTTCACAAAGTGGACCACAAACTGTTTCTGCAACTGGTTCATCGGTGAGGTCTATAATTGGAACAACCGGTCCTAATACAACAACTCCCCCATTTACTGTTAAGGTTGTAGAGCAGTCACTTAGATCAACATATCCTGATACGGGTTTAGCAAATACACAACTATCAACGACTAGAAATTTAGATTATTTAAAAGAACCAACTACAAATAGATTAGCAAGAGGGATTCGTGGAAATACTGATACGAGTGATCCAAGAGTTTCGGGTATCGTATTTGAAAAAATGGAAAACCGAAAAGCGGGTCAAATGGGAATTCCTACTGCTGATGGTAAATCTTGGTCTGAACCGCCGATCCCCTGGAAAGCAATCTATCCATATAATCATGTACATCAAACTGAAAGCGGCCATGTTATTGAAATGGATGATACTCCTAATTTCGAGAGATTACATTGGTATCATCGAACAGGCACCTTTACTGAAATTCATCCAGTAGGTATTAAGGTTGATAAAATAGTAAACAATTATTATAATATTATTTTAGGGGCAAAATATACACATATTGAAGCGGGTGACTATACGACTGTTGATGGTTCACAAGAAAATTATATTCTTGGTAATAGAGTAGACAAGATTGGTGGTGATTATTCTATAGCAATAAAAAAAGGGAGATTTAATGTTAATAATACATTGGGGTCAATTAATTTAATAGCCGGTAAAATGACATTAAAGGCATCGGAGACACTTACTCTATCTGCCAATAATGTGATTATTGAAAAAAAATCTGCACAGTCTTCTGAAACGACAACTGGCGATGAGAAGAAAACAGTAGGTGGAAAACTAACTCATCAAACTGGATCATATAGTTTAAATGCTCAAGGTTCTATCGGTATGCAAACTGGTGGAGGAATGACACTCAATATTACTGATTCGATAAATGAATCTATATTTGGAGTGTTACCATCAATGACTTTAGGTTATGCTAAAAAGACTACTGCCACTTTAGGTAAGATTGCAATGGAATGTACAGACAATCTTATTTCTGGTGGAATTGAAATGAACTTAGGGCTTGGTGGTTTGGGAGCATCTATAGCAATAAAACCTATTGGTGATATAGAATTAAATTCTAATTTGGGAACGACTGGTATTACAGCTTCTGCATTATTGGGAAATATAGATCTTTCTAGTGTGGTGGGAAGTGCTCAAATGAGTAGTCTATTATCGACACTTAAATTGAGTAGTTCAGGTGAAGCCTCATTACAAGGATTATTAGGTGAAGTAACGGTGAGTTCTTCAGGTAAAGTAAAAGTTGCTGGATTAATTGCTACATTGAAAGAGATATTGGATGAACTAATAGATATAGTATTAGAACATACACATCCAACAGGAACAGGGCCGTCAGGACCACCAATGCCTCCAGCTACTGCTAAACTGGCTTTGATGAAATCGTTGAAAGTTGGTGGGAGTTTTGAATAATGGCACTAGTTAAAGCAACATTGTTTAGTGAATTAATGGGAACGTTTTCAACTGCTAGTCCTGATCCGATGAAGCCCGGAAAAGATATCGCAAAAGCATTTGCTAATTATTTAAAAATGGGACAAAATGCAGGAGGATTCCCCA